ACATATCAAATAGGATTGATTTGCAAGAAAGTGCTAATTCATTAAAAGTTCTGTTTGATTCTTACAGACCTTCTAGTTCTGACATTAGAGTTTTATATAAAATTTTCAGAAATGATTCTCCAGATGAAGATCAGGTTTGGGAACTTTTCCCTGGATATAAAAATTTAGATGTCAACTTAAAGGTTAAAGATGAAAAGGATAATGATGGAAGATCTGACTTTAACATCCCATCAAGCAGAGTAAATGAATACTATGAGTATGAATATACAGTAAATGATCTTCCAGATTTTACTGGATTTGCAATTAAGATAGTTGGATCTAGTAGCAATCAATCTCTAGTACCATTAATTTCTAAATTAAGATGTATTGCTCTTAAATAATGGACAATCAATATGCAAAAGTTGAAAATTATCCAAATTTATTAAGGGATTTGAATACAAATGCTATAATAAATGTAGATAAAAAATCATTAAGTACATATATTAAAAACAAAAAGAATAAAGAAATAGAAAAAAATAAACTAGAAAAATTACAAACAGAAGTTAATGAAATAAAGAATGATATTTCTGAAATAAAACATTTACTTAAAAATTTGCAACCATGACTCCTGAAGAATTGACTCTTACAACTGTTTCAAAAATGTTTGAATATGAAAAAATTTCAAGAGAATTAGATACTTGCACAAACATTGACTTATTAAGAAATATTTGCAAATCTTATGTAAAACTTTATATGAAACAGGAGGAAGTTATTTCCACTCTTCTTATTTCTAAATAGTTAAAAAAATAGAGATATGGCTAAACCAGCATCAAGACAAGAGTTAATTGATTATTGTTTAAGAAAACTTGGTGCACCAGTTTTAGAAATTAATATAGCTGAAGAGCAATTAGATGATTTAGTTGATGATGCTCTTCAATATTTTAATGAGAGGCATTTTGATGGTGTTGAAAAAATGTTTCTCAAATATAAACTAACAGAGGATGATATCAACAGAGGAAGGGGAAAAAATTCTGCAGGAATTACAACTACCACAGTTACTACTGGTATAGGATCTTTTAACTGGGAAGAAAATGGTAATTATATTCCAGTTCCAGATACAATTTTAGGGATAGAAAGAATATTTAAATTAGATAATAGAAGCATTTCTGGAAATTTATTTAATGTAAATTACCAATTATTTTTAAATGATATCTATTGGTTTAGTTCAACTGAACTTTTAAATTACTATGTTACAAAAAGGTATCTTGAAGATATTAGTTGGATCGTAAACCCAGAAAGACAAATTAGATTTAATAAAAGGCAAAATAGATTATACTTAGATATGAGTTGGGATTCAGTTAAAGAAGACCAATATATTCTTATTGAATGTTATAGACTTTTAGATCCAACTACTTACACTAAAGTTTATAACGATTCATTTCTGAAAATGTACTTAACTTCCCTAATTAAAAAACAATGGGGACAAAATCTAATTAAATTCCAAGGTGTAAAACTTCCTGGAGGAACTGAATTAAATGGAAGACAAATATATGATGATGCTGTCAGAGAGTTGCAGCAAATTAAAGATAATATGATGACAGAATATGAATTACCACCATTAGATTTGATAGGATAATATGTTAAATCCATTTTTTATACAGGGAACTAATAATGAACAAGGTCTTCTTCAAGATCTTATTAATGAGCAAGTAAAAATATATGGGATTGAAGTTTATTATCTTCCTAGAAAAATTTTTTCTGAGGGGAAGGTTATAAAAGAAGTCTTATATTCAAAATTTAAAAATGCATTTCCTATAGAAATGTATTTGGCAAATTTTGAAGGATTTGATGCGAACTCAGTTTTAATGTCTAAGTTTGGTGTCAAAGTTACTGATGAAATGACATTGATAGTTTCAAAAGAACGATTTGATACTTACATTGTAGAATTAATGAAGTTAATGGATAATATTAAAAATCCATTAAGGCCTAATGAAGGTGACTTAATTTATGTTCCATTAAGCAATAGTTTGATGGAAATTAAATATGTTGAAAATAGAAAACCATTTTATCAACTTCAAAAAACTTATGTTTATGAATTAAAGTGTGAAGTTTATGAATTTGAAGATGAAAATATAGAAACTGGAGTTGCTGAAATTGATCAGAACTTTAAAGATGTTGGACATGGGGCAACCTTAACACTATCAGATCTTGGAGTTACTGCTACTGCTTATACTAGTTTAGTTGATGGTGCAGTTCAATACATTAACTTAGTAGATGGGGGATATAGATATTCTTCTTCCCCAAAAATTATCATAGGAGGTCCTCCTGGAGCAGGAACAACTGCAACTGCTGTTGCAATTTCTACATCAAAAAGAGGATTATTGTCTGGACAAAGTTTAAACAGCATTTACATAGAAAACCCTGGTGTTGGATATTCTTATACTACTCCACCAACAGTTTCATTTTTTGGAGGTGGGGGATATGGTGCAAGTGCAGTGGTAGGTGTTTCTAGTAGAGGTAGTATTGGAATAGTAACTCTAACATCCCCTGGACAGGGATATGTTTCTCCTCCAACTGTAACATTTAGTTCTCCATTAGGATTAGGAGCTACTGTAACTGCCCAAATAGGTGCTGGAGGAACTGTCATAGGACTGAGTTTAATAGGAGGTGGGGAATTTTATGATGAAGTTCCTCCAATAACTATATCTTTGCCTACAGGAAGTCCTAGAGTAGCAATATCTTCTGCAATAGTATCTTCTGGAACCATTACAGATACTTTAATTTTAGATGGAGGATTATTATACAGACAAGAGCAAACACCAACAGTAACTTATACTTATGTCGTTGGTTATGCAACTACAATAGATACAGTTACTAGTGTTGATGGATTATATCCAGATGAAGTTAATGGTCCATTTGGACCAAATGATCCTCAAGGATTTTTGACATTTTATTATCCAACACCTATTACAAATGATGCAGTATTTGTTACTGACACTGGATTATTATGGATTTTTAATGGAGCATTTTGGGATGTTGGAGAACCAATATTATATGAAACAACCTCAACAACTTCAATTGTTTCTGTGGGATATACTGTATCTTCTATAATTCCTCCAGTAATAGCAAGTACTATTCTTTCTCCAGAGGTTACAGTTACTATAGATCCCCCAAATGGAAATACTCAAGATCCTGACTTTAGAGCTTCTGCAAGTTTAACAATATCTAATGGAACAGTAAATTCTGTAACTTTAACAAATGCTGGGGCAGGATATACAGTTTCCCCAACAGTTACAATACCAAATACTTCTCAGTATAAAAATCCAGTTGGACTTGTAACTGCAACAGCTAGTGCATTTTTAAATTCTTCTGGTGGAATATCCACTGTTAGAATTACAAATTCTGGTTATGGGTATGTAGATCCTCCCACAATAACTATTTCTGCAGGAACTCAAGTTGGCACTGGCAATTTTATTTTTGGAGAAACAGTAACTGGATCAATATCAAATTCTTCAGGAACTGTAAAGAGTTGGAATTCTCTAACAAAAAAATTAGAAATCTCTGGTTTAGGATCTAATTTTGTAGTTGGAGATGTCATAACTGGTGAAACATCAAATGCAGCATACTCACTGTTTAAATATGAAACATTTGATTTAGATTCTTCTTATGATAATAATGATGTCATAGAAGAAGAAGCAGATTTAATAATAGATTTTAGTGAGATTAATCCCTTTGGTGAAGTTTAAATAAATAACAAATAAAAGTAATATAGTAAATAGTTATAATTAGGAAATTTTAAAATGCTTGGTAATTATTTTTATCACAAATCTATTACAAAAACTGTCATAGCATTTGGGTCGCTATTTAATAATATTACTGTAAAACATTTTGATGAAAATGATGTTCCACTATCATTTTTAAAAGTTCCTATTGCTTATGGTCCAATTCAAAAGTTTTTAGCAAGACTTGAGCAGCAACCCACTGGCGATAGAAAAATTGCATTAACTTTGCCAAGAATGTCTTTTGAAATGGTTTCTATAGATTATGATGCTACTAGAAAATCCTCAGTAATACAAACATTTAAGGCGTCTAAAGTTTCTGATGGAAAGCAAATTAATAAAATATATGTTCCAGTTCCCTACAATATTGGATTTGAATTAAATATAGTATCTAAATTGCAAGATGATGTATTGCAAATAATAGAACAAATTTTGCCATTTTTTCAACCATCCTTTAATGTTACAGTAACATTGTTGCCTGAAGTTGATGAGAAGAAAGATATTCCAATTGTCTTAAATAGAATAGGATTTAGAGATGATTATGAAGATGATTTTAAAACTAGAAGAATTATTAATTATACTCTAAACTTTACTGCAAAAACTTATCTGTTCAATGAATTGCCAGAGGATAGTCAAGGATTGATTAAGAAGGTACAAGTTGATTATGCTACTGATGCAATTAGAAATGCTAAGCGTGAAGTTAGATACGCAGTAACACCAGAAGCACTAGAAGATTATAATAATGATGGTGTAATCAATCAACAAGATAATGAGTTAATTGAATATGGAGATAATTTTGGATTTAATGATGAAATTGTAGATTTTCAAGATTTTAAAACATATAGTAATTCTCAAGGAACTGATCTAGATTTATGACTACCACAGACAAATATAATGAAATAGAGAAAGCATTAGATGTAGAAACTAAAATAGTTGCTACTGAAAAAATTATCCCTACTAAAATTGATGATCCTCAAAAAGATTATGAATATAGTAGGGGAAATCTTTACAACTTAATAGATAAAGGTCAAGAAGCTATTAGTGGCATTTTAGAAATAGCACAAGAGTCTGGACATCCAAGAGCATATGAAGTTGCTGGACAACTTATAAAATCTGTTGGTGATGTGACTGACAAATTAATTGATCTTCAAAAGAAAATGAAAGATTTGGATGCTTCTCAAAAAGGACCTACAACAGTTAATAATTCTTTATTTGTTGGATCCACAGCAGAGTTATCCAAACTTATTAAGAAAGGATTTCTAAATAATACAGAAGAACAGTAGTTTTAATGAAAGATCCAAAAGGTCCAGTAAAATCATACAAAACTCCAGAAGAATTATCTAAAAAGCATAAAGTTTCTTTAGATAAAATTATTCAACAAGTTAAAATTGGGACTAAAGTAGAAGGTGAACATACTACTGACAAAAATGATGCAAGAATAACTGCACTTCAGCATGTAGATGAATTCCCAGATTATTATACTAGACTTAAAAAAGTAGAGAAAAAGAAATCCATGAAAGAAGAATCCACAGCAGAAAAACAATATAAAGAAGATACTAAGTATTGTCTTCTTTGCAGAAAAAATGAAACTAGAAGTGAGTGTTCTTGGGGACCTACTATGTGGGACAAATATACTATTGCAGAAATTCATCCTGCTAATGAATCAAAGATTCATGAAGATCATAAGGAAGTTGCTTCTGGAAAGAAGAAAGATGAAGAAGGATATATGGCAAGAGTTGAGTTTGATCAAATTGAAAGATCAATTAACATCTTAAGAAAATTAGTTAAGAAGGGGGATCAACAACTTCCTGCTTGGGTACAATCTAAAATTACTAGAGCAGCAGATTTTATTGATACTGCAGCAGAATATATGTCTAGTGATGAAGATGTTTCTGAAGGAAAAACTTATGGATCATTTATTTCTGAAGTTGCTGCATGGCAAAGAAAGGAAGGTAAGAACCCTGAAGGTGGATTAAATGAGAAAGGTCGTAAATCTTATGAAAGAGAGAATCCAGGCAGTGACTTAAAACCACCACAACCAGAAGGTGGTCCACGTAAAAGATCTTTCTGTGCTCGCATGGGGGGAATGAAAGGTCCTATGAAAGATGAAAAGGGACGTCCAACAAGAAAAGCATTATCACTTAGAAAGTGGAAGTGTTGATAATTTATGAGTAATCAAGATATCTATTTGGGGAATCCCCTTCTAAAGAAGGCAAATACCCCAATTGAATTCACTGAAGAACAAATTAATGAATTTATTGAGTGCAAAAAAAACCCTGTATATTTTGCAAAAAAATACGTTCAAATTGTAACTTTGGATCATGGTCTGCAATTATTCAGTCCTTATGATTTTCAAGAAAAACTAATAAAAAATTTCCATAATCATAGATTTAACATTTGTAAAATGCCTAGGCAGACAGGCAAATCTACAACTGTAGTATCTTACTTATTACATTATGCAATTTTCAATGATAATGTAAATATAGCAATTCTGGCAAACAAAGCTTCTACTGCTAGAGACTTGTTATCAAGATTGCAAATTGCATATGAGAACTTGCCTAAGTGGTTACAACAAGGCATTCTTGCCTGGAACAAAGGTTCAATGGAGTTGGAAAATGGTTCAAAAATTCTTGCTGCTTCTACTTCTGCCTCTGCGGTACGTGGTGGCTCTTACAATATTATATTCTTGGACGAATTTGCGTTTATTCCTAACCATATTGCTGACCAGTTCTTCGCTTCTGTCTATCCTACTATTTCTTCTGGTCAATCAACAAAAGTAATTATAGTTTCCACTCCTCATGGAATGAATCATTTCTACAGGATGTGGCATGATGCTGAGCGTGGAATGAACGAGTATGTTCCAACAGATGTTCATTGGTCAGAAGTTCCTGGAAGAGATTCAAAATGGAAAGCACAAACTATTGCAAACACTTCTGAGCAACAATTTAAAGTTGAGTTTGAATGTGAATTCCTAGGGTCTGTAGACACTTTAATAGCACCAAGTAAACTTAAAAGTTTGGTGTATGATAAACCAATAAAACAAAATAAGGGGTTGGATGTATATGAGGAAGCAAAAGAAGATAGAGATTATGTAATTACTGTTGATGTTGCTAGAGGAGTAGGAAGCGACTACTCAGCTTTTGTGGTTGTTGATATAACAGAGTTTCCCCACAGGATAGTTGCAAAATATAGAAACAATGAAATTAAACCCATGCTATTTCCTAGCATAATTTATGAAGTAGCAAAAGCTTATAATAGTGCATTTGTTTTGTGTGAAGTAAATGATGTTGGGGATCAAGTAGCAGCAATTATTCAATATGATCTAGAATATCAAAATCTTCTCATGTGTTCAATGAGGGGAAGAGCAGGTCAAATTGTTGGGCAAGGATTTTCTGGCAAGAAAACTCAACTTGGTCTTAAAATGTCCAAGACAGTTAAAAAAGTTGGGTGCCTCAATTTAAAAACAATGATTGAGGAAGATAAACTTATATTCAATGACTATGAGATTATTAGTGAGTTAACAACATTTATTCAGAAACACAACTCATTTGAAGCTGAAGAAGGGTGTAATGATGACTTAGCTATGTGTCTTGTAATCTATGCATGGTTAGTTGCTCAAGATTATTTCAAAGAACTTACAGATCAAGATGTTAGAAAAAGGTTATATGATGAACAAAAAAATCAGATTGAACAAGACATGGCACCATTTGGGTTTATATCTGATGGATTAGATGCATTAATAGGAGGGGAAGTTGATACTGAAGGAGATGTTTGGTTTACTGATGAGTATGGAGATCGTAGTTATATGTGGGATTATAGGTAAAAGGAGAAATTTATAAATACTTACAGAGCAAAATGAAGAACTAGAGGAGTCAAAATGGCTTTAGGCTTAGCATCTCCAGGAATTAAGATCAGAGAAGTAGATTTAACACGCGGTGGGATTAATAATACCACGGTTTTATCTGCTGGAATTGCAGCACCTTTTGAAAAAGGTCCTGTAAATCAAATCATTACTATTAACACAGAAAATGATTTAGTTAAGACTTTTGGTAGACCATACAAAGAAGATTACCATTATGAGTATTGGTACTCAGCATCAAATTTTCTTGGATATGGTGGGTCATTAAAAGTAGTTAGATGTTCAGGTAACAATTTAAATAACTCAAATGCTGGAGTTGGAACAACTTCTGTAGTATCTTTGAAGATTGAAAATTATGATGACTATGAAGATAATCATGCTGATGACACCTCATTTTTCTGGGCAGCAAAAAATCCAGGATATTGGGCAGATGGAATTAAAGTTTGTGTAATTGACAACTTTGCAGATCAAACAATCTCTGGTATTCAAACAACTTCATTTGCAGTTGGATATGGTTTAACTCAGGCCATTTCTGGTTCTATTGCTGGTGTTGGGACAACTTCATCTGCAGAAGGATTCATTAAAGGTATTATTACTGGAATAGGACAATCTTCAATCACTGTAAAGATTCTCTCTAAGGTTGTATCTGGAACTGAGACTGCTCAAGCATATACAGAAAATAGCACTTATGAGTTCAAAACTGGATCAACTGTAAGAGTAAGAAATCAAAACGAAACTTCAACTACCACTACATTTATTACACAAGTCACTGGAACATTTGATGTAAATTATGATAATGTTATTGGTGTTACTACAACTTCTCTTGCAGTAGGAGATCTTGTAGATGGAACTTACATTCCTACAGGGACAACAATTGTTGATATAGGTGCAGGAACTATTACAATTTCTCAAAGTTCAACCGCAACTGGAATAGGAACAACAAACCCAGCAACTTCAACTCTAAACTTCAATAGAGTAGAGACTACTCAAAATTCTGCTGTTGGAACATTTACAACATTCACTGCAGTTGATTGGTATAACTCTCAGAATATTTTAGATGTCTCTAGAGGAGATAATACCACTATTCCTTGGTCAAGTATTGCTCCCAAGCCAACAACTAATCAGTATGTGGTAGAAAGAAA